GTCATCTAAAATATCTAAGATGCTCTTCATTCCCAAATCCTCACGTTATTGTGGTGGTCTGTCAAAGGAATGTTAAGCGGGTCTGCCTTGCGTGGGTCGTCTGTTAATCCCAGACGAATAGCCATAAGTTGCTCATGGACTCCTAAGTCAATTAAGTTCTTAGTTTGTGTTCTGCGTGCTACTCTTCGGAAACGAAAGTCGTTTCTCATATCTTGTATTTTACTCATAATATACCATACAGTGTGCCTATATAAAGGTTACTCCTCTAGTCCTGCTGCGGCGTAAAAGCGGTCATAATCAAAATACATATTCTCACTAGCGCACAAACTGGCCATGTCCCTTATTAGCATTGGGTCTGCTCTTCTCTCTTTGAGAATACTAGCTATCTTTCTAAAATGTTTTCTAGTCATAATATACCAACGGGTGTGTCTATATAAAGGTTTTTCCACCCGTGTGGAAAAGTTGGCGCCCGGCTGACCTCAGTACGGCCGGGCTGGAGATACGTCGCTACGTTTAACGTTCGGGCGGTCATTAAGTACACGGCCCTTCGCCTTCACTTGTCAGGCGTCTCCTATTGTCCCCATGCTCGAAAGTTTATTAGACTCACTGATACACTTGCCTCTTCCAAAAGGTGCACCTACTCCTACGGCCACATCTTACAGTGTTGGGGACTCATGGAACATAATCTCGTTTGGATGGGGTGCAATACTATTTTGCTATTTTCATCTTCCCCACCCTTTCGAGGTGTTATATGATTTATAATTTTCTTGTTGCGTATGATATTCCTACTAACCATGTTAGTAAGGATGATTGATATTTATTCATTTAATTACCTCCTTTTCTTATTAAATATTGATAATGGAACGGCCTTCCGTTTTTCTTCCAGTCTTTTGCTAACTTTGCCCAATGTTGTCTTCGTGTCATTTGTTTTCCTCTGTATTACCAATAGAGTGTCCCTATATAAGGTTATTCCTCACCAGTCCAGAATGTATTAAACATTTGTGAATCACAATCTTCACACAGTCCACCAAATAATTCTTGATGCTCTAGGCCACAATCTTCGCAGGTTAATTCGTTTCTATTCATTTTATTTCCTCGCTAATATACTAACGCGAGGTATCATATATTACTATGGGTGAGGCCTATCGTCGTGAACCTTAAAATCCTATATAGGGGTATATAAGGCGCCAAATCCCGCTCGCGTTTTTTAGTGAAAATTTTTTTCACACGTGTGGAAAAATTGAGGGCCTTTATATACCCTCTTTCCCGGCGAATGAATTATATATACTTAACTCTGGTCGTGTATTTGGTCAATAATGTCGTGGACAATATCAAGCATACCGCTTCGAGTTATTACGTTACCTTGACCGTATCTGTTTTTACACATTTCACGCCATTGGTCGCCATTGATTTCAATTTCGAATTTCATTTTTCTACCTCCTTTATTTTTTCTGCCATTTCTTGAACCTCTTTTAAAACATACTTTGCGAAGTTATTCCAATCGGTTTTATTTCTTGAATCTTTTGCTAATGAATCCCATGCCATTATAGTGGACCTGAGATTGTGATAAGCGTTTGATTCATTTCTGATTTGTTCCCTGCTTAATGATGGGGCTTCTTCAGCCCTCTTGATGTAAGTGATTAACATGCTCATGATTTACCCCCTGAACTCCGTCCAACATTCCCAGCATAGCTGAGAGTTGAAAAGGGTGTAAGTCATACAGGCCCCTTTTTTACATTCTTCACAGGCTTCAATATTATTAACCTTCATATTTACACCCCCAATTCATAGAAGCAGTCAAGGCATACCTTGTAGCCTCGTGCCCTGTGGGCCTGTGCTGCGTCGTTGCAGCACTCGCATAATTCTACATCATTTATTAATGATTGAGCTGACTCGGATTCTTCGAATCCCATTCTGATTAGTTCGTTTGTATTCATATTTATTCCTCTCTGTAATTCCTATAGCGGGGCTGCTTATAAGCTTTGCCCCTATGGGGGTACCTAGGCCCCCCTGTGGCCAGTGTTGGCCATTCCTTGACATTCTGGTTCTTTACCATATTTTCTGTAATGGTCAGCGACCAAAGAAGCTTCAAGTTCTAAAGCTTCCCATGGGTTGTCGAATTGAGCCAATACAGTCAATGACACATCATGACCTTTTTTAGGCCTGTGCTTTGATAATCTTGACTGTGGGTCTTGGGTCAATCCATAGTAAATTGACTCACGGCTTACACCGGACCCCATGACCACATCAAAAAAGTGGTAACTGGTCTTTTCGTTTTGGCGGGCTAGTTTATATATGTAATAGTTTTGTTTCATATTCTTTCCTCTGGTAATACAGTGTAGAAGCTATATATAAGGGTGACGGTCGGGGCTATCGTCGACAAAATTTTTTGGGCGTCGCGTGGGCGGCTTTTTGGCGTTCCGGTCGCACTTTTTGAGGCGCCAAGCGTACACAAGATTAAAGCGGGCGCGAACTAATAAAATAAAGTCCGGCGCGAACTAATAAATTTTTATGTCTCTCTCTCTCTCATGTAGTGCAGCGCGCGCTTAGCCTATCCCCCGTCTAAAAAAACGCGCCCCCACCCCATGCGCACCGTCGTGTAGGGGTCTAAACAAATCGAGCCATTTTTTGAATCCATTATGCTAATGTATAGTAATCACTGTTATAACAATACTCGCTCCATTTACCATGCTCTATATATCTCTTAAGAAGGGGGGCACGAAACCTTTATATACTCCACAGTGTTAAAATACAATAGGATAAATACCATGTCGAAGAAAACGCAAAATAATATTAAGTGGACTTGTAATGAGATTCGCGACTTGCTGTTAAGCAAGAACAAAGCCTACGGCGATAGTGCCCTAGAACCAGACAACATTTTTAGTAAGCTCGATAATGCACAAGCAATTTGTGCACGAATCGATGATAAGCTCAGTCGTATCAAGAACGTTGGGCTCGATGACGCAACAGAAGACACGCTCGATGATTTAATAGGATATCTTATCTTGCTCAAGATTGCGCGAGAGACTGGAGGCAGCAAGGTCACAGTTTGGACAACTTGTACGTGTAAACATGGCATGATGAATTGTTCATGCGGAATAGAGCTTAATGCCTTGGATGGCACAATAGAAGGCGAGGCTTACGCTCCCCCGTGGAGCTATGAGACAACTAGGGTGTTCGTTTCGGACCCCGGTGACGAAATGAAGCCTATTGAGAAAAAAAATCAGGAGTTATGCAATAATGACTGAAACCTCAGTATGGAAACCTAGCCACATGAGGCTCAGTCCTTCCAAGATAAACACATATAAGAAATGTCCTAGGGAGTTCTATTACAATTACATTGCTAAGTTACCTCAAAAGAAAACTATACATCTTTTCAGGGGTACGCTCGTTCATCAGGTTCTAGAAGACTTGTTCAAAAAACAATTCAAAACACTTCCACAATGGGAGAAAGGAGCACCCAAGTTATGGGTTCAAGGACAGTTCGAGACTGGCTGGGAAGAAAAGATAGCCAAACACAAATGGTTATGGGAAGTACATACAGACCTAGAGATGGATGCTATGTACAAAGAGACAGAACAACTATTACAAAACTTTGTTGACAGTGTTGACAAGAAACTTACTGAAATGGTGGATTGGAAGATATTCCGAAACAAACAACAAGCATGGAATGCTGTTGCACCTAAGTACGCTGAAAAGTGGGTAAAGTCTAAAGATTACGCCATCGTTGGAGTCATCGACGTGGTATGCAACGACTTCGATGGTGGTACCACTCTCCTTGATTATAAGACGTCTAAAAGGTATGGTCCCTACCTACCAGAAGAATACTATAGACAACTTATTATCTATGCTTTCTTATACACCCTAGAGATGGGTGAGATGCCTAACTTTGTAGGTGTTAACTACCTACGCTTTGATGATACCTTTTTCGTAAAGGTCGGTCAGGCTGAATTAGATGAGGCTAGGGACCTTATCAAGTTTGTCCATGACTGTATAAAAGAAAGAGAAGAGTATGAAGAGAAATATGAGCAAGTGCCACAGAACCTGTGTAAATGGTGTTCATTCCATAAATCGCAGGGTGGCCCCTGTGATGCAGAAGTACCTAAATGGGAACCCAAGTTTAAAAAACGTAAGAAAGAAAACTATGCAGACATATCTAAAGATTCTAAACTAAAAATAGAATTAGAAAATCAGGACCAGTTCCCAGAGTTCGATTAAGGAGTAATCTTTATATACTAGCGTCATGTAAAATAATACATGGCGCGCGATGATTATGGTGCTATCTCTGTAATCTCTGATGAAGAACGTGAAGCATTAGGACTTGGAGGTAGAAGACCAGACGACGAAGAAGAAGGTCTTTTTGAGACTATCGGAAAAGCAGGAGATAAACTTGGTGAGACTAAGCTAGGAAGAAAATTAGGTTCTATACTCACAGTTTTAATATTAGCTTTCTTTGGTGGTGGAGGAGACTTAAGCGTGTTAGGAGATTTACTTGGAGAAGAAGATATACAACCAAAGGGTGGATGTAAAGACCCGTCAGCTATCAACTATAAAGCTGATGCTACTTTTGACAATGGTAGCTGTGTATTCCCTCCTCCTGTTGTTTATGGATGTACTAACCCCGATGCTGATAATTACAACTCACAAGCTACTCATGATAATGGTAGGTGTCAGTTTCTTGGTGGACCAGTAGACAATGGTACAGGAAACGAAACACAAACTAATGAAACAGTTTATGGTTGTATGGATATAGATGCTGAGAACTACAACGACCGAGCTGAGGAAGATGACGGTAGCTGTGAATACGAAGATTATGACTGTGCATCTAATGCAACTTATTTTTATAATGGTTTACAATATGGAAACTATTCTAGAGAAGACAACTCTTTAAATATAACAATAGATATAGATACAGACTGTGACCAAGATACTTTACCTGTAATGGTTTATTATGACATAGGACATGTAAAGATAGAAGACAACGAAACTGTCTGGAATGGTTACATGTATAACAATTACTTTTTCAATGTTACTGGCTGGGAGGGCAACGAATATAAGTTAACCTCTGGACCAGAATACTTTACAGAACCTTATACTGGCTGGTATATGGTATATGTTAATCTTTATGCCGATTGGAATAGAGATGGTGAATACGAGTATGTAAATTACTTTTATATACCCGAAATAATATTGGAGGAGGAATGAAGGCTAATCAAATGTTAGTCTTAACGAATATGTTAGCGAAGATAATCTCAGAATTGGACGATGTGAAAGCAATGATTAAAGAAAGTACATTTGAAGATTTTGTAGGTGAGGAGGAATGACGTGGATAGAACTGTTAGAAATATTAGCAGTAACAATGGCACTATTAGGGTGTGCACTTGTTTTCGCGGTACTTGTGGCATTTGCGCGCCGCTTATTGCCAAAAAGACCAAAAGAAACAAAAGTGTTACCAGTAGTTCAAATAAAGGAGGAGAAGAAACCAATGAGTAAAGAAGCAAGAGAAGGAGTTACATTTAACGACATATTTATGTTTATGATTGCTGTACCTTTAGTTTTACTCTGGGTTGGGTTTGCAGGTTTTGTTATACACACAGGACTTAATAACTCAGCTGTTCTTGAGAATATTGAAGCATATACAACTTTGATAGCTATATTAGGTGGGCCAGCCCTTCTAATTATCAAAGATGCTTTAGATGTCTGGAAACAAGAACAAGCAGAGAAAACAGCATTCTATCAAGTGAAAGCTCAAGCAGTTATTGATTATAACGATACTGTATTGAAACAAGCACAGCAAATAGAAACTAAGGCACAAGAACAAGAACATAAAATGGAGAATAAAAAATGAACGATTTCGAAATAAAACAAATGAAGGTAGAGCTTGAAGAGCTCAGAGCAAGAATAGATACACTGGAAAAAGAGGTATTATATGGCACCAAAGAAGAAGACGACCAGAAAAAAGACGACAAGGCGTAAAGCCCCAGCTCGTAAGAAGAAAACAAAGTCTAGAGTAAACGAGGCAGGTAATTATACCAAACCTACAATGAGAAAGAGACTATTTAATAAAATTAAAGCTGGTGGTAAAGGTGGAGCTCCCGGTCAATGGTCAGCTAGAAAAGCACAGATGCTAGCTAGACAATACAAAGCAGCAGGTGGAGGATACCGATAATGGCCCCACTCAAGAAGTCTCAGAAGTCCCTAAAGAAATGGGGTAAACAAAAATGGGGCTATGTAACTAAAGGTGATGCTAAAAAACCCAAATCCAAACGTGGTAGGTATCTACCTAAGAATGTGCGCAGTAAATTAACACCATCCCAGAAAGCAGCAACGAATCGAAAGAAACGTAAAGCTGGTGGGGTAGGAAGTAGAGCTAAATACTCTAAAAAAATTAAAAAAGCAGTAAGGAGGAGTAAATAATGCCATACGGTAAAGGAACATACGGAAAAAAAGTAGGACGACCTAAAAAGAAGAAAACTAAGAAGAGGAAGAAATAATGGCCCCTAAAAAGAAAAAGGACGCCAAATTAACTAGAGCAGGTGTATCAGGGTACAATAAACCTAAGAGAACACCTAACCACCCTAAAAAGTCACACGTAGTTGTAGCAAAAGAAGGCGGTAAGACTAAACTTATTAGATTTGGTCAACAAGGTGTAACTACAGCCGGTAAGAAAACAGATAAGAAATCTAAAGCCCGAAGGAAGAGTTTTAAAGCGCGTCACGCTAAAAACATCAAGAAAGGTAAAATGTCTGCAGCATACTGGGCTAATAAAGTTAAATGGTAAGCTTTATATACTAGGGGTGCGTAATTATTAAAGGGTAACTCGCTAGGGCCAAGGCTCCATAGGAATGCTTACGCAAGCGTCCAAGAGAAACCCCCAATATGGGATATCAACATATGAACAATACAAACAATGAAACAGCAGGAAATGAGACAGCAGATGATGGTAACATCACAGCTATCTTAGATACTGTAGAAGAATCTGGAATGTTAGACACTTTGATGGATGAACCATTACTTATGGCATTAGCTGCATTAGTATTAGGTTTAGGCGGTTATATCGCTTATACCGTACCAGCAGTGAAACAGTTAGTTTTTAAGTATATTAAGAACAACGAAGCTGAGTTAATGGGTTTATTAGATAAGAACCTAACTAAAGTACAGATGAAAGCTTTTGAAAAGCTTGACGAACAGGCACAGAAGCACGTTAAAGATTCATTAGTCCGAAATGTATTAATTACAGCTTGGGACGAGAAGGATGACGAGCTTGCCGGTCTAGTAAAATCTAAAGTCAAAGCAGCCCTCGATGAAGGGAAAGGGCTTTGAACGTAGAGGAATACGAGACTAGATTACGCGAGAGGGTTGGAGAGGCTGAATATGGTAGACATAAAGAGCTTGTCCGCCTTCTGGCACGTAATCTTGCGCTTGAAGACTTGCTTTGGTCGGAAATTCTTGTATGTATTCGGGATGTTAACGCTAGAACAGAGTTATTGCGACAACGAAACCAAATAGTACGTGATATCCACACAGAATTCAGAGCACTGAATATACAAGTACCAGACTTGGTAGAACAACGAACTGAGGACTTCGGGTCCTTTTTGGAGACACTAGATGACAAAGACACAAGTAAAGAATCAGACGAAGGGGCTAAAAGCAGCTCTGAGTAGTAAAGGTACTTACGATTCAAAAAAATTAGAAGATATATTCGAACAGTGTAGACATGATGAAGAAAAAATGCAAAAACTGGTCAGAGCATTTTGTCATACCTATTTAATTGACAATAAATCAAGACCTTTAAAATTAAGACCATTACAAGAAGATATAATTGTAAAGTCTCTAACTTATCCTAAAAGCGGTTCTCAGCGCAAATTAGCAATCCTAGCTCCACGAGGCAGTGGGAAATCATTCGCTTTATCAGTAGCTGTAGTTGTTTACATGTTTTTTAACCGTTTTAGGGATTTAATATTTATTTTGGCTCCAACTGAGGACCAAGCCGCTCTTATCTTCAATTATGTATATAGACATTTTGCAGATAATAAATTTCTAGATAGCTTAGTAGATGGGTATCGTTTTCATAACAAGCCCAATATAACACTTAAGGGGGGCACTATAATGCGAAGAGCTCCATTGGCGCCTACTAATCAAGGACAAGCTATACGGGGCCAACATCCTACTTTTCTAATCGTTGATGAGTCTCCACTCATCGATGATAAATTATTCGTAGATAATGTAGAGCCTTGTATAATATCTAACAAAGCTCCATTTATAAATCTAGGAACTCCTAAATCTAAAGACAATCATATGTGGAGATACTTATATGACGATAATTATAGTGATACTTTTACACGTCTACACTATACATGGAGAGACGCAGTGAAACCCGGAGAGGCCTATGCTGCTCCGTACACCGAAGAAGAAATGTTAGATAAGATGACTGAATGGGGAGAAGATTCTATTCACTGGAGAACAGAATACGAATGTGAGTTTGTAGAGAGTGTATCGAACGTTTTTAATCCAGAAAAAGTAAAAAGGTGCTGTGATGATTATCAACTTATTAAAATCGATGGAGAAAACGGAGGGGAGAGAGGCCGTAATATTACTATTGCTGTTGACATTGGCAAATCTGTCAATTCTACTGTTATTAGTGCATGGGGTCTTGAAAAGTCTTCTACCGACAATATTGCTAGACTTGTATACATTGAAGAAATATCTTCTAGAACTGGTGGACACGATATTCCATACCAACGTAAACGTATTATGGATGTTGCTCGCGGTCTTGGTGCCGACAAAGTTATTATTGACGCTACTGGGATTGGTGGGGCAATTGAACAAGACATCAGGAGGGCGTGTATAGATGATTCTATTCATTTCATTGGTTTTGTTTTTACGGGAGGCCCTAAAGGTACTAAAACGCAAATGTATAGGGATTACCAGTCTTATTTACAACAAGGAAGAGTAAGAGTACCCAATCCTAAAGATTTACCTAAAGAACAGGCTAAATGTGTTAACAAGTGGATAAGAGAACATATAGACCTACAATATGTAATGGATGCTGCTAATAAAACAGAAAAGATATCAGCACCTAGCGGTAAACATGATGATTACTGTGATAGTTCAGCAATGGGTATACATGCTACACTATCTATGCTACCATCTAGTGGTACATTCGGTTCTAGTAACGTTTCTAGCAACAATACGCGTAGAAACACACAGACCCGCAGTGGATACACTAGTCATGGCATTTTTAACACTAGAAGACGCAATAATCGGCTAAATAAACCCAGTTTAAGTAATTTATGACAAAAGCTTTATATACTATATATCGTTAATATTAAATAGCCATGTCGTTTCTAGATAATATTAGACGACGCTTTGCAGTCACTGGCAGCAATCCAGCGTTTAAAAAGGACGAACCCCGCAGTTTTGGAGCGGGTGTAATAAAAAGAATAAAGTTAACCAATAACAGCTTTACAGGTAATGACTATGAGAAACATATTGGTAACCCTCAAACATATATGAGAGTATACCTTTCTGACCCCATTGTTAGAACATTGATAGATTTACCATGTTTATATGCAGTTAAAGATAATTATGACATCGTTACTGACGATGATAGTGTAAGAGAAGAAGTAGAAACGATGTTTAGAGATATAAACATTGAAACTGTCTTGTATTCTTGGTTACGTAACGCTAGAATCTTTGGTAATGGGTACTTAGAATGGACTGGAGACAATTTAGTAGTGCGTTCTAGTCAAAATATGTACGTAAAACGTGATTTGCATGGCCAAGTTATGTATTACTACCAAGATTTGGGTACAGACCAAGAATCTGTACGTTTTGAAGAAGATGAAATAATAGAAATAAAAAACAATCCTTTTGATGATTATGCATATGGTTTAAGTGATATACACCCTATTTTATATTTAGTAGACTTAAAAGACTACGCAGAAAGAGATATAGGTGCAGCTTTAAATAAATATGCGACTTCTAGATACGATGTGTCATGTGGTTTACCAGATATGCCTTATGGCCCTGATAAAATCAATGAAGTAGTTGAAGCATTCAACACTTTAGGGCCCGGTGAAGATATCATACATGGTAATGATATACAAATAAAAGAATTAGCTGGTACACAAAGAGCTTTTGAATACGGAAAATATACCGATGATATATTAGATAAAATACATGTGTCTTTGAAAGTCCCACGAACTATGTTCACAGACCCAGACAAAGCACGTCCAGTATTTGAGCCATACGTTAGATATTTACAAACTATGGTAGAAACAGCTATGAATGCACAACTTATGCCACAATTGAATAATGGTGAAGCTAAATTCAAATTCAGGCAAATAAATGTTGATGATGCATTTACTAAAGCTAAAACAGATATGATTTACTTATCCGAGGGAGTATTATCACCCGGAGAAGTCAGAGAAGAGAGAGGTCTTGACCCTGAAGGAGTAGAAACACTAAAGATGGAAACTTCTGAAGATGTCAAAGCGTCTCCACTTGAAACAGATAGAAATGTAAATATCTCTGGTGGGAAAGATGAAGATAAGAAAGAGGAGTCCGCCAGAGCACAAAACAGAGGCAATCAGCCATCCGCCAACGCAACAGGAGATAGAGCATGAGTTACGACAAATGTGTAATCAGTGTTAGCAAAACACTAAAGAATCGTGGTTTTGAAAATCATGAAGAGCAGGCCCAAGACATGTGTAACATGTGGGCTGAGGAAAATGGTGTAGAGCGGGAATTCGGTAGAACGACATCAAAGGAACCAAGAAGGAGGTCATTTGCTTTAGGTTTAGAGCAAGATGATTCTTTGACGATTTCAGAGAGCGATGGGATTTCAACCGTGGAATTCCCAGTAATCGCTATTACGTCCGGACCTCACGAATATGAGGAAGAGGGGCAAGAACAAAAGGTCTTTATAGACCCTAAGACGCTTCAAGGTAGTTTGGATAGTTTTAAAGAACTACCAATTTACGTTGACCATCAAAGAACAACTGAGGATTTAATCGGCATGGCTACTGAGCCTGAGTTTGTTCAGATGGATAATGGAAAGACAGCAGTGAAAATGTTGGCTACGGTATCTAGTAAATACCCACGTGGTCAAGAAGTATTGGAGAAAGTGAAAGACGGGGACATGACTCACGTTAGCATCGATTGGTTCTCAAATGATGTTGATGTGATGGGTGACACATACGCCACCAACATACGTCCCACAGAGGTAAGTTTCATCGACAATAAATCGATGGACCCCGTCTGTAAGGAATGTACAATAGAAGACAAGGAATGTGGACAACATGATGATGAAACGTCATGTGAATGTGAAGACGGGAACAAAGAGGTAGAAACTATGACAGAAGAAACCCCTAAGAACTCCGATGCAGAAAAAATTGTCGAACGAGAGTTCGCTTCATTAAGGCAACAACTTGAAGAAGCTGAAGCTTCCAAAAAAGAAATCGAGTCTGAATTCAAAGCAGCTATGAAAGAATTAGAAACTTTCAAAGAAGCAGAAACAGCAAGATTAGAAAAAGAAGCAGAAGAACGCAAGAATGCAAGCATTGAAGCAATTATATCCAGAGAAGTTTTATTCGGTACAATCGAAGAAGACAAAAAGGATGCTCGAATCGAGGAACTTTCCGCATGGGATGATATGAAGCTGACTGGATTCAGCGAAGCTCTAGCAGCAATGCCAGAGCCACAAGTGGACTCCGAAAGAACTTTCGGAAAAGGAAAGGCTAGCGAAGGCGAAGCCGTTCCAGCAGAAACCGAACGCAAGTTTGGTGTAAAAATGGTTAACGGACGAATAGTCCTTAACAAAGAAGTATTAACAGGTGAATAAAAATGGCAACAGAAGTTTTAGTTAACGATGGAGGAGCACCTTCACGAATACTTCCTTTCACAGCAGGTAGTGCAATATCAGCAGGAAGAATGGTCACACTCGGAACCGATGGAGAAGTGGACCAATCTGGAGCTGACGCACACAACGCTATTGGTGTCGCAATGGTAGATGCAACCTCAGGAAACATCTTACCAGTTGTAACCGGAAAAGGAGTAATTTGTAATGTCGCATGTTCAGGAACAATCGACGAAGGAAAACTGTTAGACGTCACAGCCGACGGTGTACTAATTACAGGAACCGACGCAACAATAGCCGCATCTGGTACAATATGTGGTGTAGCAATGACAGGAGCAACCTTAGGGTCTACTGTAACGCTATTACCTGTACTAATGAGGAACTAAGGTGATTTAAATGGTTGACGCAACTCCCGGTATACTTACAAGCCTAAACACTGGCTCAGTCAACGGTGGTCTCGGAGAGAGAGTACTTGTTGATTACAAAGACGCAATGATGGACTACAAGGTCACAGACCTTCCAGCAATGGCTTTCTTTGGTGAGCAAATGTCTACGGACACAGGCGGTAATATTGATATTACTATGAACAGACCTAGCATGAAGCTAGAAATGATAGATGAAGGAACAACTCCTCAATACCAACACACAAAACTACGCTCTGAGAGAGTCGGAGTTAAAGAGTGGGGTATTGCAGTAGGTGTTACCCGCAGAATGATTGAAGATTCAAGGTTCAACGAAGTTGAAATGGCTTTGAATGAAGCAAGAAAAGCTGTAGACCGTCACATGACCCAACACATCGTTAAGGTCGTTTTCGGTGCACACGCTGGAGATGCTGATTTCGGAACTATCGCAATTGACGAAACAACCAACGAATCTGCCATCACAGCTTTCGCAACAAACCCATACTCAGGTTTCTTGGGAGCAAACATTTCCGCATCAGATATTGACAGCGGAAGCTCACGTGTAAACTCTTACGGTAACGAGTCAGACGCA